CAGGAGGTAAAACCGTGAGCATTAATCAATACCCAGAATGGATCAAATGCAATGAGTTGAACGCTCTACAGAGCCAAGAAATCATTGATTTGAAAGAACGCATCAAAATGAAAGACACAGTAGCATTTATCTACATAAACAAAACCAACGGAGTAATCCGCGTAGAGAGTCTGGAGACAGCCAAACACGTCGACGGCAAACCCGATTGGAACCACGTCAGCACGGTCAACGCTCTCGTTGTGCTGGAGCAAATTCTCAGAGCATCAGATAAAGACGAGCGTGAGTTACTTATAAAACACCTACTTACATGACACTAGCAGAACTACCTACCGACCATAAATTGCGTAATACTCCAATCCACAAACTAAAGGTTTCAATTGTATGCAAACACACTAAAACCACTCGCAATCCGAACACTTGGAACATTAAGAGCAACACCTACAATGAGCTTGGTAACACTTGGCACTCCAATTTTAATTGGGAATTGCCAAAAGAACAGTAACTACATTCCAAAGCGTGGACACATACCGGAAGCGGTAGTAAACGAAGTATTGGAAGACTTAAACAACAACAGGACTTACAGACAAATCAGAGAAGATTACGCAGTCAGCATCGGTTGGATACACAAGATCAAACAACGTAAGATAAGAAAATGATCGACAACATTTTTAAGCTAATAAATAAAGGCAGCGGACCATATCAGCTAACCAAGGAGCAGGCTGGAGAGGCCTATCGCGCAGCCCGTAAGGTAAAAGTCCAATACACCAGCTTCTTTACACGCAAGCCGAGGAAGGCAGCCAAGTGAGGGACTTCGACGTTATATCCGCAATGATCGAATATGGCGGATCGTTCGTACGCAAACTCGGTGCTGCTGCCTTAGGGGCAGACCAGGAAAACCTCGGTAAGATCAAAGCAACTTGGCCCGACTATTGGGCTACGTACGCTCGCACAGCAAAACAGCTTTCGGAGATTGAAAAACAGGCCTCCAAATAACAACAACAACAAAACGTAAGACGATATGATAATCAAAGCAGCAGGCGGTAAAGAGTTCGCACCGTGCCCCGAGTTCAGTGGCAGAGCGGTGTGCGTAGATGTAACTCCGTTGAAAGAGTACGACACCGAGTACGGTGTTAAAAAGAAGTTCAAGTTCGCTTTCGAGCTCGACCTCATTGATGGATCACGTGACCCGGTGCAGCCCTGGGTAGTGTTTAGCAAGCCACTGGTGCCGTCGTTGCACGAGAAGGCGGCCCTGACTAAGGTGCTCAAGGATTGGTTTGGCCGTAAGCTGACCGATGCAGAGAACAACGGCCTAGACTTAGAGTCGCTCATTGGGAAGCCCGTGACGCTTATCGTTGCTCATGAGCAGAGCCAGGACGGCACCAAGACGTACGCCAACATCAAGTTGATGATGCCGCACAAACACGGTGAGCCGCTCAAGCCCTCGGGCATGTGGGTACGGATGCAGGATCGTCCGGCTAAGGATGACGACAAGGCGAAGACCGTGGCGCCGGCTAGTGCGGCGCCGGTGGCTATCGTTAAGGTGCACGTGGGCAAGTTCCGGGGCACTCCGTTGTCCGAGCTGACCGATGACGCTGTGCGCGGCCTGGGCGAGCACTGGTTGCCCAAGGCTAAGGTCAACTCCGGCAAGACACCGGAAGACATTCAGCTCATTGCAGCGTTGATCCAGCGCCTGCAGGAGATCGACGCCAAGGACCAACCCGACTTTGGCGATGTGCCTTTCTAAAATGAAAACACGCAAAGAATATTCAAAGGTCGCGCACCTGGTGCCAGGTGTTGTGTTGATGCGCTCCGAGGGTCGAACCATGGAGGAAATCGGGAAGGCCTTAAACATATCCCGCCAACGTGTTCACCAGATCGTTAGGTCAGCCAAGCAGATGGAGGCCATCCTGAGTCTATGGGGATTCCCGTTTACTATCAGAACCTCCCGGGTGCTTGAGGATCTTGGCGTCAAAAACAAGGAGGAGGCTTTGAGCCTGTACCACAGTGGACACCTATACCCGGGAGCCATCTGGTCATTCGGACGTAAGTCCTATACGGAAATCTGCGAGTGGCTTGAGGTCACACCGTTAGAGAAGAGGCCCGTCCGAGGCAAGACCTGCCCGCATTGCGGCAAGATCATCTAACACTTTCTGGCAACCTGTTGTTGCCAGTTCTCATGGGGAAACCGGGGGCGCGCATCGGTGGACAAACGCGCATTAACTTTCAATTCTATGCCAGCCAACTCTACAATCTACTTCGACATTGAGACAGGGCCGATGCCTATCTCGGAACTCGTTATACCGCCATTCGTTGCCAGCGACGTGAAGCTAGGCAACATCAAGAACCCGGACTTGATCGCCGAAAAGATCCAGCGTGCCGAGGAGACGCACGTATCCGACTACATCCGCGGCGCTGCCCTGGATGCACTGTCGGGCCAGATCCTCTGCATCGGCTACCGCATCAATCACGACGTCCCCTCGGTGCTATGCGCCGACACCGATGGAGAAGCAGAAATGCTGCGCCAGTGGTGGACGATAATCAGCAGCATGGAGCGCCAGCCGTTCCTCATCGGATTCAACGTGAAGCCATTCGACTTGCCGTTCCTCATCAAGCGGAGCTGGAAGTACAAGATCATGCCACCGTACTGGTTGCGACAAGGCCGTTACTGGAGCGACCTGGTGGTCGACCTGCGCGAGGTGTGGCAGCTAGGGGACAGTAGGGCGCACGGCAGCCTCGGGGCCATCAGCAGGCATCTGGGGCTCGGTGACAAGGCCGGCAATGGCGCCATGTTCTCCGAGCTGTTTAAGACTGACCGTGAGGCGGCGATCAATTACTGCCTGAGGGATGTGGAGCTGACGCAGAAGGTGGCTGATATCCTGATGCCGGCCTATTGAGGGCTGGACACAACACAGGCCAGACGATAGGGAGAGCCCGTCAGCGTGAGCCGTGAGAAGCCAACGCCGACACCACAACCAGAACCCATGTTCAACTCAATTTTCCCCACCCTTTCCGTGTTACGTCGCGTTGGTTCTGCGCGAGTTCTCACCTCGGACTGGGTGGGGTTTTCCGTTTAAAACATGAAACTCGAAATTCAAAGTCAGCATAGGACTGTAATCCACGCATCTATTGATGGTTACTGTTGCATCACTCAATATCCAATTGATAGGCCACCAGCCACCGTGGAGTTTTCAATCAACCAGATCGAAGAACTGTGTAAAATGCTCCATTTGGTGATGATAAAAGCTGTGGCCAATAAAAAAGGCATTTATGAATGGAGGGGAGAAAAGTGAGCAAAGAATCCAAACGCAAGGCACCAGCCTTCCAGCTCTACACCGACGACTTTCTAGCCGGGACGCTTGAGATGTCCCAGGAAGAGGTGGGTCAGTTTATCCGTTTGCTGTGCCATCAATGGAACCGCGGTTGGATTCCGGTTGAAACCGAAAAGCAACAGCGGTTGACCGGCGGTTGCGTTTCGGTTGAGGTGTTGGTTAAGTTCCGGTTGTGCGAAGATGGTTTCCTTAGAAACGAAAGACTTGAATCGGTGAGAACCGAGAGAGGGCTCTTCCTTCAGCAACAATCGAAGAAAGGCCAGCAATCTGCTGAAAAGCGGAGACTTGCTGCCTTAGAAATCCAACCGGAACTCAACCGGACTTCAACCGAAGTTCAACCGGATACCCAACCGGATGGTCAACCGACACCCCAACCGGAATCCAACTCTCCATCTCCATCTCCATCTAATAAGAAAGATACCAAGGTTCCCAGGTCAGAATGGGAAATTGCCCATGGAGTCGAACTGCCAGAACTCATCCGAACAAAGAACTGCCTGGATGCCATCCGTTTGTGGATGCAGTACAAATCGGAGAAGCGTGAGTCCTACAAGAAGACTGGCCTGACTGCAGCACTGACCAAGTGGTCCCGTGAGTTTACACCGGCAGAACTTCCTTCGATTATTGAGAACTCAATAGCCTCGGGCTGGAAGGGATTATACAAGTCGCAGGGAATCACGACCAGCTCGACATTACCTGGCCCTAAGAAGGAACTCGACTGGAGGGATAGCCTGTGAACGACGTCTATTACCCCAACGACGACGAGCTGGGCATGATCGGCGCCTGCCTCACAGGAACCATCGACACCTGCTCCGATGCACTAGCAGAAATCCGGAGCGAATGGATTAGCCAGGACAACCTCCGCCTGACTTTTGATGTCATCCGGACCATGGTGCAGGCCAACCAACAGCCCTCGTTGTCCGAGCTCGGCAAAGAATGGAAGAAAGCCTATGGCCAACTGCCCATGCCTTACGATGCCTGGAATAAGGCCATGGAAATCTGCCCATCGCCGGCCAACCTCCCGTATTACCTCAAGGGCATCACCGACTCGGCCCATCGTCGCCAGTTGCGAGACACAGGAGACCGTTTGATACGTGAATCCGCGGTGACCACCCTACAACCGGATCAAATCGTCGCCAATGCCGAAGCAGGGCTCAGCATTGAGGCATCCAAGGAGATGCTCTCAACCTCAAAGCAGGTTGCCGGCAATTTCATTGACCAAATGCAGGACCGGTTCAATCGTAAGGGCACACTTTCCGGGATTTCCACAGGCTTCCACTGGCTGGACGACAAGACCGATGGCTTGCAACTCCGGGAAATGGCTATCATTGCAGCCCGCCCAAGCATCGGCAAAACAGCTATCGCCATCGCCATTGCTTACAAGGCAGCCATCCAGGACAAGGTGCCAACCCTGTTCGTTAGCCTGGAGATGTCCCAGGAAGCCATCTTCCGACGCATGGTCTCGACCATCGGAAGCATCCCGATGCAGAGTCTAAAGAGTGGCGACCTTACCGATGGCGATATGAAGTCGATGATGGCCGCATCGGCAAAGATTAGCAGCAGCCCTTTATGGTTCCTCGATGGACCCAGCAGCCACAGCATTGCCAGTATCACCGCCCATGTCCGTAGGGCTGTCCGCAAACACAAGGTCCGCCTGGTGATCGTCGATTACATCCAAAAGGTGAAGGCAGCAGACAGATCGGAGAAGCGCACCTACGAGGTGGCCGAGGTATCGGGAAAACTCAAGGCAATCGCAGTGCAGACAGGTGTAGCCATGCTCGCACTGGCACAGCTCAACCGGGAATCCGAAAAGGAAAAGGGGCGTCCACCCAAACTAAGTGACCTGGCCGATAGCGGGCAACTGGAGCGTGATGCCGACGCGGTCATGCTTCTAAACCGTGACAGAACGGAACCTTCAGGAGATGCTTCCATTATCATAGCCAAACAACGAGACGGTGAGTGCGGTCACGTCAAACTCTATTACGAAGGAAAGTACTGCCGCTTCACCGACCCATCCCCCAGCTTCTGATGAACATCAAATACGACCTCAACCGCACCAAGCTGCTCAACGAAGCACCACGGTTAATCAAGTGGGCCATAGACAAAGGCCTTATGTCCTACCCACTCAGCCAGAAGTTCAACGAGGACGGCTCGCTCAACCCTGACATTGAGGAAGAGGTACACGTTGACCCGGATCAGTATACCCCAGAGTTCTGTCAGCGTGCCTACGAACTCAGGCAGCTAGGCCTTACACTGGACGACACCGCTAAAGCAATTGGTGTATCAAGAGGATCAATTACATACATATTAGCTAAAGGACACGAATCAATGCTTGCAGCCGATAGAATCAAACACGATTTGAAACAACCATGAATAATCCAACAGCAGCAATCAACATGAACGACCCGTTCATTCACGCTCCACAGGCTAAGGCCGTAGTACACGAGCCAACTACGTCAGGCACAAGGCCCTCAATACACGTGAGCCTCTATGCTTACGGCGGTATCAGTGCAGCCTGTCTCATGTCCTGGGTAGGACTAACAGCCAACTTTAGCACCTCGGACCGCCAAACTGATCTCCGGACCATCCGAGAGGATGCCCTGATATCCCGATCACGCTGCAGGGCTACCAAGTGGTTCCTGGACAGTGGTAAAGACGTCTGGATCCAGATCGACCACGATATCGAGTTCGACCCCGCGGACATTATCCGCATGGCAGAGCTGGCCCATGAGCACCAGGCGACCGTGTGCATCCCCTATCCTTGCCGAGCACTTCCGCTAAGGCCGGCCCTCCGTATCGACACCGAGCACGTCAAGGCTCTGAGAATGCAGACTTCGGATGCAGAGAGTGCTGCCGAGCTAGTACCGATCCGGATGTTTGCATCGGGATGCCTCGCAATCCCTCGACGTTGCCTTATGAGCGCACTTGATTGGCTCGGAGGGTCAGAGGTGCCAAACCCATATCGGATCGACTGGTGCAAGGATGTGAGGGTCGACCAGTTCCCGACACTGTGGATGCCGTTCGCCATGGACAGCCGGCCAGGAGAGTATGAGTACCTTAGCGAGGACTATGCTGCCGCGGTTAGGTTGAGCCTGTGCGACGTGAAGCACTACGCCATGCACCCCAAGAAACATCTCAACCACTGGGGCGAATATCCCTATGGGTTCAAGCCTTATGTCGGGTAAGAAGGACAAGAAGCCATCGCTCAACGACGTAGCGTTGAAGGCAGGCACAGACCGCAACAGGGTCGCTGCTGCTCTTCGTGATGACCCCGACTTGCCGAAAGAGTTCAAGGACAAGGTTGAGAAAGCTGTCAAAGCTGTTGGTTATGTTAAACCACCACCTAACCAGCATCCGAATTCCAAACTGGATCAAGAGAAGGCTGATATTATTGTTGAAGGCGTGCTACATAACAAAACCCTAGCATCAATATCTGAATCAACAGGACTAGATAGCCATACCGCTCTTAAATACATTCGTGGAGTTAAGGTTCCGATAGATTACCCAGATAACGAGGAAGATTGGCGTAAGGATGTTACGGGATTCATTGAGATAGCTATATGGAAAGGCACTAAAAGGCTGGCAGAAGAGTCAATGCATTTTATTGATGATCGCAGCTTACCCGTATCGGTCGCTGTGCTAACCGATAAGCTGGCGGTTATAAAAGGCCAGCCTACTAGCATACACCTATCAATGACTGCCTCCGTAAACCATCGTGACCTCATGGCTGACCTAAAGGACCGCAATGTCACCCCGGTTAACGACGAGCAGACCCATGACTTGGTTTAGGTAATGGCCCAAAATGTCCTACCCCACCGACATAGCACCACTCAGAAACCACGCATTTAGGCCTGTTTATGGCATTCAGATGCACAATAGCAGTTATATTCACTTCGACAGCAAAACACGCAGCAAAGGCCTGCAAACATTGAGTCAAATGCACGTTAGCCCCATCACGACAGGCCAATGTCCTACCCCGTTACATCGACCAACGACCAGGCAGATGGGGGGAGGGGGTCAGGCCATCCGCGGTAGCGCCAAAAGGCGACGGGTTCTCTAAAGCGAAAAATATTAACAAATGTCCTCCCCCCTCTGCCTCCTCTGCTCCAAACCATTCGCAATCCTCAAGCACCACGCCGGCCCTAAGCAGAAGCGTTTCTGCACCGAGGCCTGCAACACAGCCTGGTGGAACGAGCAGCCTATTCACCCCGTCATCCCTAAGGTCGACGCCTCGCACCCTCGTGCTGTTGAGCTACGCCTCAAGCGCACCCAGCTAGTCACACTGGAGAAGGCCGACCCGTACACCTACGGCTACATCCCGGACCACTGGGAGATCGGCAACACCGAGTACGCACTCACCCAGGAGCTCCTGGTCAGTGGCGGCAACCGTGCCGGTAAGACGCTATGGGCAGCCCGGCGAGTGGTTCAGACCCTACTGGAGAAGGAGAACGCAGCGGTACTGTGTTGTCACACTAGCCATGCCACATCTGTAACAGTACAACAGCCAGCTATATATAACTACCTACCTGTAGCACTACGAGGCACTAAGAAGGGCCGTATACATTACCTCAACTACTCTAGGAAGAACGGTTTTACTGATGGCTCGTTTATTCTCCCTAATGGCTCTCGGTGCGACTTTCTGAACTACACGCAATCGGAGAACACGATTGAGGGGCGTGAGGCTGACATGATATGGTGCGACGAGCTGGTGCCACAGTCATGGGTTGAGACGCTGCGCTACCGGCTTATTACACGCCGGGGCAAGCTACTGGTGACACAGACTCCGCTAGAAGGTGTGGCCAGTGTTTACAAGGAGTACACCGCCGGCTCTGCTATTACGCGTTTCGACGATGCGGAGCTGCTGAAGGGCAAGCAGGCGCTGCCTACGTGGCCTGTGGGCAAGGCAGCCAGGACTATGGTGCAGGCCCAGACCAATAGGCGGACTGTGTTCTTCTTTAGCGAGGACAACCCGTACAACCCGTTCGATGAGATGAAGCTCAAATTGGTAACCGCACCTATGGGCCAGATATTGACCCGGGCCTATGGGTGGGCCAGTGACAACATTGGCAAGGCCTTCGCGCGGTTCCGAGTGGATATCCACTGCATTGAGCCCGAGGCAGTGCCTGCCGGGGGGACGTTGTACATGGTGTGCGACCCTGCCGGCGCCAGAAATTGGTTCTGTATGTGGATGCTGGTCTACGAGAATGGCCGGCGAATTGTGGTGCGGGAGTTTCCTGATTACGCCAATTACGGCGAGTGGACGTTCCCGAGCGAGAAGCACGATGGTAAGGCGGGGCCGGCACAGACATTGGATGCGGGCCGGTCAATATCGGAGTACCGCAATCTCTTCAGGACCATTGAGGCGGAGCTGGGCTATGGGGAGCCTGTGATGCGATTGATCGATCCCAAGGCTGGAGGGAGCCCGGCGCTATCGGAACAAGGGGGCACTACGCTGATCGACCTACTGGCTGAGTCTAGCGATCCGGCGGATGAGGGGATGGCCTTCATACCGGCTCCTGGCGTGCCTGTGGACCAGCGGACGAGCGCGATTAATAGCCTGCTGTCCTACGATGCAACGCAGGCAATGACCCCATTGAACGAGCCGTCGCTGTATATTACGAAGAACTGCAGCAACCTAATCTATGCGTTGAGCGAGCACACAGGCCGGGATGGGCAGAAGGGGGCTAGCAAGGATCCGATAGACTGTATCGGTATGCTTTTGGTCTCGGGTCTTGCTTACGTGGGCAATGGGGGCTTTGATTCCCGCGGCGGCGGTGGATACTAATTTCTGAACCTATGCAAGGCGATTCATACAAGACGGCAGCGGATGAAATGGCAACCGTGGGCGAAGAGCCTAATGTGAGTGCGTTGACCGAGGAATTGCGACGTGCGGCTACGGATAACGGCATTAGTACCCGCATTGAGCGCATTGAGAACACGCGATTCTGCCGTTGGCCTGGCCAAACGCCCGATGGCAAAAAGAACAACGATGCCGGCAACGCTAACAAGCTGGCGTTCCCCTGGGACGGTGCAAGCGACACGAGGATCCCCCTGGCCGACGAGGTGGTGAATGGCCTAGTCGACCTGTGCTCGACTGCCTTCTGGCGCTCGATGCTCCGGGTTGTCCCGAGCAATGTGACTACGGTCGAGCAGGCGGCTACGGCGCACAACCTGATGGATTGGGCGGTTAACTCCAAGATGTACTCGGATTTGACCCGGGAGGTGGAGCTGCTGTCCCAGTATCTGTGGACCTACGGCTGGGCCGGCGTTCACATAAGCTGGCAGCAGGAGATGGGTCAGAAGGAGCAGGAGCTGACCATGGACCAGGTGATGGCGCTGGCCGCCCAGTCCCCCGAGGGTTCGGTGTTGGCTGACTTCCCTAACCTTATTGCCAACCCGGAAGCCGATGACCAGTCCGCGGAGTTGATGATGGCCGCCTTCCCGAACCTGAAGAAGCGCCGGGCCCTTAAAGCCATCCGGGAGCTACGCGAGGAGGGCGAGTGCGACTTCCCGGTGCCTGTGATGACCCAGAACAAGCCACTGATCGCTGCCTTGGCCCCCTGGGACGAGCTGGTGTGCCCCCCGGAGACCACCGACATCCAGAGTGCCCGGGTAGTGTTCCGCCGGTACTACATGACCGAGATCGAGCTCATGCAGAAGGTGGAGACCGACGAGTGGGACGAGGAATGGGCCAAGGAAGCCGTCAATACGATGGGCAAGTTCTCCAACTTCGCCGACTACACATACCTTGTAGGCCTGCCGAACAATTCATACGACGACCGCCAGAACCTCATTGAGGTGGTGTATGCGTACCAGAAGGCTGTGGATGCCGATGGTATCCCGGGTGTGTATTACACCGTGTTCTGCCCTCTGGTAGGCGACAAGTGGGGCTACTTTGAGTTGCTGGACTATGCGCACGGCCAGTATCCGTTCGTTTGCTGGCGCTCAGAGCTCATCCACAGGAAGATGACCGAATCCCGCGGTGTGCCTGAGATATGCTCGACCTGGCAGCAGGAGATAAAGGCCCAGCGCGACTCGGTGTTCGATTACACCAGCTTAGCAACCCTTCCTCCCATTGAGGTGCCCAAGACCCGGGGCGGTAATCTCAAGATTGGGCCGGCCATCCAGATCCCGGTGCTACGACGCGGTGAGATTGGGTTCATGGCGCCGCCCGCCCGTGAACCCAATGTGGCTTTCACGCTAATTAACGAGGTCATGGCACAGACCGACCGCTACTTTGGGCGCCCAACGGAGAAGGTGCCCCCCGCGGTAACCCAGATGCGGCAGCAAAGGACCATCAACAACTGGCTGCATGGTTGGACCGAGGCCTTTCGCCAGGTGTTCTCGCTGACCCTGCAATACATGGGCCCCCAGGAGGTGCAACGGATCACCGGATCCCAGATTCAGGTGAATGAAGACGTGCAGGACTTTGATGTGACGTTGAAGTTCGACGTGCGAGAAATGTCCAGCGACCTGGTGAGCGAGAAGCTGAAGGCAATCTCGACCTTGATCTTACCTCTGGACACTGCCGGCGTCATTGACCGGGCCAAACTCATCTCGGTCGCACTCCGGGCCATTGACCCGATGCTTGCTACCGAGCTTGTGATGCCTGCTGGCCCTGCCTCGCAGAAGATGTTTGAGGATACCAACAACGAGATCGCGTTGATGAGCCTGGGCAACCCTCCAAAGCTCCGGGAAACCGATCCTACGGCTGCAATGCGGCTGCAGTTTTCTCAACAAGTGCTCCAAAGCAACCCGAAGTACCAGCAGCAGGTGCAGCAAGACCCTCTTTTCCAAGCCAACCTGCAGAAGTACATTGAAAACCTGCAGTTCAGTGTCCAGCAGCAGCAAAACGCTGTGACCGGACGCCTAGGAGTTCAGCAATGAGACTTTCAGACGAGAAAATCCAAGAGGCCTTCGTTTCAGCAGGAGACGAGTCGCCAATAATGCGTGCGTTGACCCAACTGCTGTCGGAGATGATTGAGTCCGAGGTGTTGAGCGCAATACAGCCGGACCTAACCGACTCAAGCAGAGCCCACAACTGTGGGAGAGCCGCTGCATTAAAGGATCTATCAATCTACATCGACAATTTGAGGGCAGCTAATGGTTTGACTGATCACTCCAACTAGTACCTCTTAACCACAACGGTTTCTTGGTTGACCTTAACAACCATGGCGCACAATACCCAGCTTGCAGGGTCTAAACAGCATGGATAACTCACAGAATACACAGGAAGCGATCCTGTCTAAAAACACGGCACAGGCTCCTAAAATCAATCCGCTTACCTTTGATGAGGCGGCATTGGCCAGGGTACTAGAACAAAGGTTCAGTGAGCCGGAAGACAAACCGCAAAAGCAGATCATTGAGGAAGACCCAGAGTCCGAGGCCGCGGATGCGGAATCTCAGACCGAGGAAGCGGATCCTACCGCTAACCAAGAGGAAAATCAGGACGAGTCTCCTGAGGATGTTCTTTCTGAACAGAAGACCGAAGACCAAGCCGACGAGGAACCGTCCGGTTACCGCAAGCGCATCGACAAGCTGACTCGCCAGAAGCGTGAGGCCATTGAAAAAGCCGGTGAGCTAGAGCGGGAACTGAACGAGACCAAGTCCAAACTGGAGAAGAGCCAAACCGATAGGCCGGTGCCGGTGGTGAATCAAACCGATCCGTTTGCAGACATCTGGGATGCGAAGAAACTCGACGACGAGTGGACCAAGGCCCGGGATCTCAAACGCTGGTGCGAGGATAACATCGACGGCTGCGAAATAGGTGACAAAGAATACAGCTCAAGCGAGATCAAGCAGATCAAGCGGCGCGTAGAAGACGCACTGGATGTGCATATCCCGTCGAGAGCCCGGTTCCTGAACAACTACAAGCAGATCCAGCCTATTGCAGAGCAGATATATCCGTTCTGGAAGGATCGTAGCAGCACCCAGTACACCGAGGCGCAGGCAGTGTTGAGGCAATTGCCCCAACTCTCTGCGTTACCGGAGCACCAAGTGCTTGTTGGCGACTTCCTAGAGGGCCGTAGACTGCGTTTGGAGCGTGAATCAGCCAAGGGGAAGCCCTCGGCCAAACTACCGCTTAAAACGGCTCCTAGACAGCCTGGAAAGCCTACGTCGAGTCCCGTTAAAAAGGACAATGCGCAGGCGGAAATCGCCGCGGCTAAGTCTCGGTTCTCAAAATCAGGAGGGGAAGCTGAATTGGCTCGATTACTAGAACGTATTCTTTGACCTATGCCACTGCTACAACCTAACCAAGTTGGTATTCGCGAGGAGCTCGCTGATTACATCGCCATCGTCGACCAGAAGTCGACCCCGTTCGTTTCTATGGCCCCCAAGGGCAAAGACCTCGGGAACGTCACGTTTTCCTGGCAGGTCGACAACTATGCTACGCCAGCGCCTGGCGGTATTGTTGACGGCACTGACGTGACTTACACCGCCGGCAACCCTGGCAGCCCGGTTAACCCGGTTCCTAACCGTACCCGCTTGAGCAACTACGCTCAGGTGTTCCGTAACGATTTGCGTGTTGGTTTCATTGCCAATACCCAGAACGTCGCTGGTGTCGGCAATGGCGGTGAAATCGCCAACGGCATCAGCAAGCGCCTCATTGAGTTGAAGCGCAAAATGGAGGCTACCTTCTTGGCAACTAACCAGACGATTCAGGCCGACAACGGTACGAATCCGTATCTGACTAGTTCGCTTGGTAAGTGGCTTTTGACGACTGACTCTGGAGGCCTTGGTGCTCCTACGAGCACGTTTGCTCCGAACACGGCTGCCATTGACACTACCGCTTCTGCTTCGTTCGTTGAGGCTACTGCCCAGAACGTGCTGACTGGCATCTACAACGCCACTGGCACGTACCGTGATTACGACGTGTTTCTGGGTGCTACGCTGAAGCGTGCTTTCACTAACCTGACAGCCAGCACTACTTCTGTTACGCTTAACTCTAACGCAATCGCCGCGACCGCTGTTCGCACCTTTAATCAGGAACTCGGATCCGACACCTTTAAGGCGTCGATTGATATTTTTGAAGGCGACTTCGGTCGGCTTATTTTACATCCCGACGTATGGATTTCGTCCACTAACGGTTCAGCGTTTACTACCACTGCCTACAAGGGCTACGTGGTTCCGATGGACATGGTTGAGATCCGTTATGCAAAACTTCCTGAAGTTACTGTGCTGCCCAACAACGGCGGCGGTGAGGGCCGTTTGATTCAGGCCATTGCTGGTCTCTGCGTAAAGAATCCTGCCGGCATGGGTATGTTTAACGGCGCAAGCTAGTCTTTGGTTGCAAATTGGGGGAGGCTACTGGAAATTTCCGGGGGCCTCCCTTCTTTTTTGAATTATGTCCAATCCCAACTCCATCTCGACATTCATCGCAAATGCCTTGGACGATCTGCCAGGCGATCTTCGCTCTCAAGTGGTCAATGAGTTCAAAACAGGCTACCGCAAAGAGTGGGTAAATGCTGGCATCCAGCAGAAGAAGATAGCCAAGCAGACCTCTATCAACGACTTCAAGTCTGTCGACGGCATTGGGCGACTCCGGATGCGTGTTGACCCAACCCTGTACCATTACTGGGGCCACAAGCTAGGCTACGGCTGCTGGAAGGATTCCCAGTTCTTGCGAGAGGTCGAGCGTGACAATCCCGAGGTGCGCGTGAAATCGACAGGTACTCGCTTGCAAGTTGGTTTCGATGGAGCCAAAAGAAGCAGTCAGAAATTCACCTTATGAATGTTGGATCTAATCGTCAGCTAGCCGGCGAGTACGGTGGCAGGTACATCTCAAGTGCATCTGGCACTGTGACTGGTAACTTCCAGTCCATCCACGCGCTTGAGATCACCATCCTCGGCGCCACCGTGTCCAACATCACCAACTTCCCTGCTGGCGTGACGCTACAGGCTGGCGACGAGATCGCTGGTGTGTGGACCTCGGTCACGATTTCCAGCGGCTCTGTGATAGCCTACAACCGCAAGTACGCCTAACAATGGCACGCCTTGGACTAGGACTAGGACTTGGAGGTCATCATCGCCTAGGCGCTGGTGGCATTCCGCCTGATCCTCCCATTGAGCGCGTGGTCATCCTATGCGAGAGCGGCGAGTACCTGGTGCAGGAAAACTCGGGTCAGCTCGTCATCACTTTCGGAACATTCGACTCTTTACTCACCCAAGCCGGTGACTTCCTTGTTCAGGAAGATGGCGGCAAACTAGTTCTAGCAATCCAATAATATGGCAGACCTTAAGATTTCACAGCTAACAGCAATCTCAGTCCTGACCCCGGCCACCGATGTGTTGCCCGTGGTCGACGTTGGCGGCGTCACCAAAAAGATTCAGGTAAACCAAATCCTGGCATCCAACGGTGTAGCAGCCCTCGCCTCCGCCACCATCACCGGCAATCTGACGGTGGACACCTCGACGCTGTTTGTGAACAGCTCGACTGATCGTGTTGGTATTGGAACTGTAACCCCTCTTTCTAATCTCCACGTTGGTGGTGGAACCGGACTAAATAATCTCGGTGTTGGATTAAGCCGTGGAGCTACGACCAATTTCTACGAAGCATTTGACGGAACGAAGAGCTTCTTGGCTGGCACTGATTCGTCGCAGACTGGAGTTAAGGTTGGATCATTGTCTAACCACTCAATGTTTTTGGTCTGCAACAACATCACGCAGCTTCAGATTGATCCGCTGGGTGTTTTTAGCTTCACAGACGGCGCAGGCGGCACTCGGATGACCCTCAACTCCACCGGACTTGGGGTGGGGGTTGTGCCAGCAAACGACAAGTTACTTTCGCTTGGTTCGATTGGAATCCTGCTCTCTGGAGCAACTTCAGATTTCAGCTTCCGCAACTCTGGCGGAACCGCAATCCAGCGGATGCGGTACACCGACGCAACCGGAGCGTTAACCATTGGTTCTGCGTCTACAATTTCTTATCCCGTCGAACTCGGCGGAAACACTACGACTCGCGCTGTCACTATTGATGCGTCGGGGAATTTGCTGGTGGGTATAACAACCACCTCTGGAAATGCTGGTGGATTGAAACTGAGCAATGTTTCTGGAAATCGTGGTGAGATTACGTTTTCAAATAACTCAGGAGCCAGTGATTACGTCGCTCGGTTCAACTATGGTTCCACTCCTACGCTTGTTGGAAACATAACCGTAAGTTCTGGTGGAACTTCTTTTGTTACAACCTCAGACTATCGTCTAAAGGAATCTGTTGTTCCACTCTCCGGTGGTCTTGCTCGCGTCAATTCTCTCAAGCCTTCGATCTACAAATGGAAAGCTGATGGTTCCAATGGTGAAGGTTTCATTGCGCACGAACTTGCCGAGGTGGTTCCGCTTGCCGTGACTGGAGTGAAGGACGCTGTGAACGAAGATGGTACTGTGAATCCGCAAGGAGTCGATCTATCAAAGGTCGTTCCGATTCTCGTCGCCGCCATTCAAGAACTCACCGCTCGCGTTCAAACCCTCGAAACCCGCTAATTTATGACCATCCTCTGGCTCATCGAACGCCTCTTAGTCAAGCCGACTGAAGGCTCCAACACCGAAGTCGTCATCACCGCCGACTGGCG